TTTCTCCCGTCAGCGCATTGACCCATTGCTGGAGGAAACGCCGGCACTCCGGGACCGCGTGGCGCCAGCCCGCGCGCGCGACAGCGGCAATACGATGCTGTCCAAGGAATTCCCCGGCGGCATTCTGGTGTTGACGGGCGCCAATAGTGCGGTCGGGCTGCGGTCCATGCCGGCCAGGTTTCTGTTTCTGGACGAGGTAGACGCCTATCCGGGTGACATTGAAGGCGAAGGCGATCCGATTGCTCTCGCCGAGGCTCGAGCCCGCACCTTCGGCTGGCGCAGGAAAGCCTTTCTGGTGTCAACGCCGACCATCGCCGGGCGCAGCCGGATTGAAAGGGAATACGCGGCATCTGACCAGCGGCGCTTTTTCCTGCCCTGTCCGCAATGCGGCGCCATGCAATGGCTGAAATTTGAAAGGCTGATCTGGGAAAAGGGTGACCCGCGCAGCGTGCGCTATCATTGCGAGGATTGCGACACGCCGATTGAGGAACATCACAAGACCGCCATGCTCGCCGCCGGCGAATGGCGGCCAACAGCGACGGCGGAGAACCCGCATACCATCGGCTTTCACATCTCGGCGCTTTATTCGCCGGTCGGCTGGTTGTCCTGGGAGCAGATCGCGCGCGATTGGGAGGCTGCGCAGGGCAAGGCTGAGGATCTGAAAACCTTCCGCAACACGGTGCTTGGCGAGACCTGGCAGGATCGTGGCGAGGCGCCGGATTGGGAACGCCTGGTGGAACGGCGCGAGGATTGCCGGCTGGGTGTTGTGGCGCAGGACGCGCTGGTGCTGACGGCCGGCGTGGATGTGCAGGATGATCGGCTGGAATGCGATATCTGGGCCTGGGCGGAGGGCTATTCCTCCTGGCTTGTGGATCACATCGTCATTGCCGGCAGCCCGCGCGAGCGCGCGCCCTGGGATGCGCTGGCGGAATTGCTGGCGCGGGATTGGCCGCGGGCGAATGGCGGCGCGATACGCATCGCCAAGGCCTGTGTTGATACCGGCGGACGCGATACAGCGGCTGTGTATGGCCATCTGCGCAGGCTGCGCGACCCACGCATTGCGCCGACCAAGGGCGTGGATGGTTGGAATCGCGCGCAGCCGGTGCAGGGCCCGACGCCGGTTGATGCGCTGGTGGATGGGCGGAAATTACGGCGCGGCTTGAAGCTTTGGACGGTATCGGTTTCGACCTGGAAGGTTGATCTCTATCGCCGGCTTTGGCTTGGGCGTGGCGAGGCAGCGGAATTTCCACCTGGCTGGGTGCATTTGCCGCAGGGGATCGAGGTTGAATGGGTCAAGCAGCTAGTGGCCGAGCAGCTGCACCAGGTGAAGGACAGGCGCGGCTTTGTGCGGCAGGAATGGGCGAAGCTGCGGGATCGGAATGAGGCGCTGGATTGCGCGGTGCTGGCGCGCGCGGCGCTGTGGTTGTTGGGCGCCGATCGGTATGGCGAGCGATTTTGGCACAGGCTGCGTGAGGACATCGCGAATGCGCCGTTGGAAATGCTGGAACATCCCCGGCCTAAGCCAGCGCCAAACCCTGATCCGCCACCACTGATGCGCCGCCCAGGCTGGCTTGCGCCGCGCGGCGGTTGGTTGCGGTGATTACTTTTGCATGGCCGATACCTCTGTGCAGAAAGAAGGGGGGGTGGCGTCCGATACCAAAAATTGGTATATCTTGGCACTAGCCAGGAGGTGGGTCATGGCGCGCAATACGTCTGTTTCAATTGGCGACCATTTCGCCAACTTCATCGATGTGCAGGTTCAATCGGGCCGTTATGGCTCCGCCAGCGATGTAGTGCGGGCGGGTCTCCGTTTGCTGGAAGAGCATGAGGCCAAGGTGAAGGCCCTACAGGAAGCGCTCATTGTCGGTGAGGAATCCGGCCAACCGGCACCGTTTGACAATGGCGCGTTCCTCAAGCGCATGCGCAGCAAACATGCCGGGTAAACGCCGGGTTTGTTTGCTGTCACCCAGGGCGGAAACGGATCTCGAAGAAATCTGGCTCTACACATATAGAAATTGGTCGATTGAGCAGGCGGACGGTTACCATGCTGCCATCGTAGATGCTTTCGATGGTCTGGCGACCGGCAGAAAAACCGGACGGGTTGTCGATATCCGCGACGGCTACTTCAAATACGCGGTCGGCTCGCATCTTGTGTTTTATCGCCTCACCGAGCGGGAACTTATTGTCGTCCGCGTGCTGCATCAGCGCATGGATGTCGGCCGCCACCTGTAACTGACTGGGCGCGGCGGTGGCCGCCTGAAATACCGCTAGCCTCAGGGTAGCTCTGCGGGGGTGTGAAATACCTCTTCCCTGACACCCGGTTCGGTAATCCCTTTATCAGCGAGGAAATCATGAGTAACGGGGAACTCCACGCGCGTGAGCGCGAGGATCTGGCGCTGCATGTCGAGCGCTGTGCCGAGCGCTACACGGCGGTGCGCGCGGAGATCTGCGGCTTACGCAAGCAGACACGCCGGATTGAGGGGGCGATCTGGGGCATTGTCGCGGTGCTAGTCGCGCTTGGCGCGGGTGGGGCGCAGATTCTGCCAATCCTGCGTGCCCTCTCGCGTGCCGCGGGCGGGTGATCCGCCTTGGACCCCGCAACTCTCGCCTGGGCGCTTGCGCAGCCTGCCGGTAGCCGGGCAGCCGTGCTGGCCTCCGCCTATACCGGCGGCGTCACACGCGTGACCTTCGAAGGCCGCACCGTCGAATATCGCAGCCTGGATGAATTGGGCCGCACCATTGCCGCCCTTTACGGCGCGGAGAATGCCACCGCACGGCGGCCGGGCGTCACACTCGCCAGTTTCACAAGGAACGCATGATGGAACAGCCGCATTGGCAACCCGCCACGCTGGCGGCTGCGCTTGGCGTGCCGGAGGAGGCGTTCCGTGCCTTCGCCCGGCTGCGTCAGATCGCCTGGGAGAAGGAACTCTCGCCACCCGAAGCCGCCAGCCTTGCGCTCGCTTGGGTCGCTGCGGATCGCGCGGCCCGCCATGGCGCAATCGCCGAAGCGGCTGGCGCGCTGCTGGATAGCGTTACGGCCCCCGCCTCATGAAGCTTCACCTGCGCGCCGCCTGGAATGCCCTCCGGGGTTACGCGGCTGCGCAGGAGAACCGAGCCTCGGCCTGGTCGCCCTCGGGCGGCAGTGCCAATGGCGAAGTCGGCATGGCCGCCGCCAGCGTCGCGAGGCGCGCGCGCGATGCGGTGCGCAATGATCCCTATGCGGCGCGCATCGTGGATCTCTGGACCGGCAATGCGGTCGGGGCGGGCATCACGACACGCTGGCCAGAAACCGCGCATCGCAACGCCTGGCAGGCCTGGGCGGAAAGCACCGCCTGCGATGCAGGGGACAAGCTTGATCTTTATGGGCTGCAGGCGCTGGCCATGCGCGCGGTCGTCGAAAGCGGCGAATGCTTCATCCGGCTATTGACCATGCCGACATCGCCGCGGAACCCGATCGGCCTCAGCTTGCAGGTGCTGGAAAGCGATCACCTGGATACGGCACGCAATGGCGTGGTGAATGGGGCGCCGACCATCCAGGGCATCGCACTTGGGAATTTTGGCGAGCCGATTGGCTATTGGCTATTCCCCACCCATCCTGGTGCCTGGATGCTGCCAGGCGCGCGGCTGGCGAGCGATTTCATCCCCGCGCGCGATGTGCTGCATGTGTTCCGCAAGCGCCGCCCCGGGCAATTACGCGATGTCTCCTGGCTCGCGCCCGTGCTGCTGCGTCTGCGTGACCTTGGCGATTACGAGGCCGCGCTTCTGATGAAGGCCAAGATTGAGGCGTGCCTCGCTGCCGTGGTGACCGACGACGGCGAGGAAACCTTGACCAAACCAAGCGACGCCAATCCTGGCTTGTTGCGTGACGCGCAAGGCCGCGCGGTAGAGAGCTTTGAGCCGGGGATGATCCTCTATCGGCGTGGCCAGGGTGATGTAAGTGTGGTCAACCCCTCGGGCGGTGGGTCGCACACTGCCTTCGCGCGACGCTCACTTGAAGCTGCTGCTGTCGGTGCGGGCCTCACCTACGACCAAGTTTCCGGCGATCTGACCCAGGCGAATTACTCCAGTCTCCGCGCCGGCAAGATCGAATTCCGGCGCCTTTGCGAACAGATGCAATACGGCATGTTGATCCCGATGCTCGTGCGGCCAATCGCCGAGCGCTTTCACGCGCAGGGCGCGCTGCTCGGCCTTTGGGCGGATGCCATGCCGAAGGGTGTCGCGCATGTGCCGCCAGCGCATGAGATGATCGACCCGCTGAAGGACACCACGGCTTTAATCGCCCAGGTGCGTGCGGGCTTTGTGCCCCAGCCTGAGGCCGCCGGTGCCTTTGGCTATGATTTCCGCTCGGCGGTCGAGATGATCCGTGAAGCCAATGCCGCGCTGGATGCGGCGGGCATCTCGCTAGATACCGATCCGCGCCGCGTCGCCAAATCCGGCGGTGCGCAGGACGCGGCGCAAATGGCGGCGGTGGAAATCGCCGCGACCGGTGCGGCCGGGGCGGCAGCGCCAACGCCACCAGACACCCCCACAGCATAGGGCTTACCATGACCGAAACCACCTGCCCGGGCGGGAGCGATCCCGCGCCGGAACCCACCGATGGCCTTGACATAGCAGAGGGCTTGGAAAAGTATCATGCAAAAGACAATGTTCGCGTAAGCTAAGGAGGAAACGGATTGTGAGGCCTTTGATTCGCCCTGATGAGGACTACGATGCTCTCCTTGGCTCCGCGCACCGTCATCCTGCGCTGGCGACAGGCCCGCTTGCCCTTATCCGCTATCGTTGTTGGTGGGTCGGGAAGGAAAAACCGGCCGAACGCCCCGAAGAGGCTGGCCACGATTTCGATGGCGATGCGGATTTTCTGAAATCTTGCTTCGAAAAGGCTCGCTCAACGGTACTACTGCGTCTTGGTGCCCGAAGAAAACACCAATTTCATGACTTCGTGCGAATGAAGGGCGGGCAGGATTATGCGGACCCCACGCGCCCTGAGTTCGAGCCGGACTATCGCTATTTCTCGATACCCATAAAGCTTGGGGCTAGCGCCGTGCTGCGTCTAACGATCACACAGCACGATGACCGGATCTCGATGTCGGAGGTGTTAGACCTCATTCCAACTGATGACGCATCAAACTACGGTACGCCTACCTTGGACAACGATCCGGCTACGACCAATACCCTCATGGTTACCTTGGCCACGACCATCGAAAAAATAAAAAACATCCTTACACCACTAGAAACTCAACCTTGGGCGGAAGGCAAAGATCGAATATCAATGGAGGACGCTGGCAGCTTGGTGGACGGGTGTAAGTGGCTGCAGCAGCAATTCTGGAAAGAGTTGCCCATCGGCGTCTTCGAGGAGACGCCGGTGGGCTTACGCGGCGAGAAGATGTGGCTGGCGGCCGATATCCGTGGCCTGCTGGTCCCGGAAGCGATCGAGTGGCTGGGTCGGATCGACAGTGCCCAATCTGAGCCGCACACGCTAGGGCGCGATGCGGTCCCCAATGTCCCTATGAAAGAGCCTACGGTGACGGTTCGGCAATACTGGGAACTGATCAAGGCGTGGGAGATCGCCCGCACAGGCGCGCCACCAGTGCCGAATGGAGGTAGCATCCTCGTGCCGCGGCTGCTCCCACTGTCAGATCGGGAAATGGTTGTCTGCAAAGTGCTACATGGCCGCGCGATCTATGCGAGTTCACTGGGCTTCGGGCGTGAGACGAGCAGCGACCCAGCCTTCATTTCCTATCTTGCCATCGCAAGCACCCGCAACCGTCGCCAACTTGGCCGCCTTGTGGACCGCGTAAGTTCCATGGGCATGCTGCGCCTCCTCGCGGTCCGGGATCTGCCAAAGCTGCGTGAGGCAAGCCGTGTTATCCGCAATTTGGGTCCGGAACTGACAGCGATCGAGACACGGATTAACACCGCTGCGCCGTCCCCTGACAAAGATGGATCGGTCGGGAGTGAGGTTCGTTCACTTGCCGAAGCCGAGGCAGAACTTCGGGAGTTCGGAAGTAAGCTATCGGCGATCGGCTCTGACATTCGTGGTGGGCTGCCTTATCGCGTCGCCCGGTCGCGACTCTATGCGGAGAGCTACGACAACATCCTGCAAGGGATGCGCATTGAGCGGATTGAAGGCTTTATGCCCTATGACGAGTTCATCCGCCGCCGAGTCCGAGAGAATTTTAGTTTTATTTCGCGGCTTGGTGATCGTCATCGCCAACTGCTTGATCGATACCGTACGGCAATTGAACTGTCCCAAAGCATCTCCCTACGCGCCATTGCTGGAGAGACAAACGCCCTGGCAAAATCCGGTCACGCGGTGGAGTTCATCGCTGTCACCTATTACGGCTCGGAACTCCTCCTGAAGCTTTCCCCGCTGATAGAGTCGCATGTAGAGTCGCATGGACCCAGCACCTTCGTAAAGATTGCCTGCGTCGTTTTGGCGCCTGTTCTATGGTTTGCGATGCGCCCCAGGACGCTACATCTCCTGCAATCGCTACGAAAGCGGCTTGGCAGACTTGGCCGCAGCCAATCGCCGTCGGGCACCGGGAGCACTTAAAGCATGTTGCGTTCACATGGGTTCATGCAACCCGCTCTACATCTCTGTTTTTGGAGCATCTTCACGCGTTCAGATGAGCCCATCTGAACGCGATGTTTTCTAGCACCGGGGCGGCAACGCCACCGCCGCCCGATACCCAAACAGCATAGGGCTCTCCATGACCGAAATCACCGACCCGGGCGGGAGCGATCCCGCGCCGGTTGATCCCGCTTTGCCTGATCGACTTCCCCTCGATGGGCAATCGATCACCGCCCGCCGCGCCATCACCGCACCCGCCACCGTCGATCGTGCCGCACGCACGGTGGAGGTCGTCTGGTCCACTGGCGCAAGGGCGCGCAACTATGTCCCTTCGCTTGGTGGCATCACTGAGGAATTGGATATGTCGCCCAATGCGGTACGCATGGCGCAGCTAGGCTCCGGCAATGCGCCAGTGCTGAATACCCATCGCAGCAGCGATGCGCGCGATGTGCTGGGCCGTGTGATCGCCGCACGGCTTGAAGGCGGCCGCGGCCATGCGCGGCTGCAATTCTCCGCCGCGGCTGATGTCGAGCCCCTCTGGCAGCGCATTGCCGATGGCACGCTGCGCGCTGTCAGCATTGGCTATCGCGTGCATCGCTATGACCAGCGCCCCGATCCGGTGAGCGGCGAGATGATCTACCGCGCCGTGGATTGGGAACCTTTCGAGATTTCGATCGTGCCCATCCCCGTTGATCGGGATGCGCAAGTGCGAGGCGCGGCGCCGCAGGGCGCGCCGTCCTTCGCCATTGAACCTGCCCTGGAGAATGAGGAACCACATATGACCGAGACGACG